GAAATTAAATCTTTTTCACCAAATGTGATAGCAATCAACACCAATATAAGTTATAATATTCAAGAAGAGGAAGAAGATTGCGAATCATGTAAGCTATAACGAGAGCAAAAAATGAGCAAAGAACAATACAACCTACACAAACAGACAAATTATCTCAAACGTAAAATGTTTTTAGACCCTGAAGGTCCAGTTACAGTGCAGAGATTCGAGGAAGTAAAATATCCTAAACTTCAAAAGTTTGAAGAATTGGCTAGAGGTTTTTTCTGGGTCCCAGAAGAGATTACATTGACTAAGGATAAAATAGATTTTAAAGAAGCCACAGACGCTGTTAGGCACATTTTTACCAGTAATCTTTTAAGGCAAACAGCACTAGACAGCATTCAGGGTAGAGCACCTAGTCAGGTATTCAGCCCAGTAGTCAGTATACCTGAATTAGAAGCGTTGGTCAGCAATTGGAGTTTCTTTGAAACAAATATTCATAGCAAGAGCTACAGTCATATCATACGTAATATCTATGGCGTGCCCAAAGAAGTTTTTAATACCATACATGACACTAAACAAATAGTGGACATGGCCAGTAGTGTAGGCCGGTATTATGAAGCTTTACATCAACTAAACTGTTTCAAAGAAACAGGTACCGATGTGGCTGAAAGCGACCATATCAAACATATCTGGTTGGCACTCAATGCCAGTTATGCTCTAGAAGCCTTTCGCTTTATGGTAAGCTTTGCCACAAGCCTAGCCATGGTAGAGAATAAAATTTTCATTGGTAATGGTAACATCATCGGTCTTATTCTCCAGGATGAAATTCTCCATGCAGAGTGGACTGCTTGGATCATAAACCAAGTGGTCAAAGATGATGCTAGATTCGCCCAGGCCAAACTAGATTGCGAGCAAGAAGTATATAATCTATATATGGATGTTATTCGAGAAGAAAAAGCATGGGCAGACTATCTGTTCAGCAAAGGTGTTGTAATTGGTCTTAACGCAGAAATACTAAAAGATTTCGTGGACTATACAGCATTTACCAAACTTAAGGAAATTGGAATACGGTATATGGAAGATCATCCCAAGACCAGTCCTATTCCATGGTTTAATAAACATGTGAATATTAACAAAAAACAAACTGCTCTACAAGAAAATGAATCCACGAACTACGTTATTGGCGTAATGAGTGACTCTGTAGATTATCAGGAGCTACCAGACCTATAAGGAAAGACTATGGCAAAAATTGTAAACAAAGTTGTGGTAATCAAATTCAGTAAAATAGTTAAAGATAACCATCCTAACTCTGAATTAGAAATCAATGAACACATCGCAAAAACATTAGAAGAAGTAGCACAGGAAATGTGCGATCCTAGCACAGTGGTCGAAGTGGAGGAAATCAATGACTAAGGCCATTTTATGGTCCAAGTATCATTGTCCCTATTGCGAACAGGCAAAATCACTGTTAGAATTAAAACTTATTGATTTTGAAGAACGCAAGATAGGTGACGGTTGGTCCAAGGAAGAACTATTAGCAGCAGTCCCAACAGCACGTACTGTTCCACAGATAATTTTAGATGGTCAAATAATAGGCGGTTTTAAAGAATTAGAGGCATATTTTCATGGACAAAGATAAAGATACAGTTGACGAATTCTATATCAGTTCGTTAGATTCTAATCAGATTTCTACTATCAATATAGAGGATATAATTAAGGACCTAAATTTACCCCCTTTAGATATGTACAGTTCAGGCATAGACAACCCCTCTCTTCAAGGGTCTTCGGGCTGTCAAACAGTGACTATAAACACCTCAAGCAATCCCAGTCAATGGAGCACGTCATATTATGCAAATCCGCCCACGACATCTGCACCTAGTCAATGGCAGTTTACTTCACTTCCTAGTATAAAACCATTTCAGGTAGAAGGTGTTGCAGAGTTTAATGGTGATATAAAATGGAAAGGACGCAGCCTAGGACAAATGCTGGAAACTATAGAACGACGCCTAAATATTCTAGTGCCTGATCCAGAAAAACTGGAACACTATGAAGCACTGAAAAAGGCCTATGAGCACTATAGAACACTAGAAGCACTTTGCGACAGGCCCAGTAAAGAAGAAGAACAGTGACCGAAACCAAGAGCAATATTCTTAAAGGTAGAACCAGTTTTGATGCCAATATAGGGGAATCACTGGTCCCTTTTTTCAATAGGAATGTGACACCCTATGCCACAGAGGTAGGTGGTCCCTGCTTTGATCTAATTCCCGTTGAAAAACAAAAGGATATAATGGTAAATGTAGCAAGGCTACATGCTCAGCAAGAATATAATAGAATAATGGAATTAGTGGCTGTGCTACAAAAACAGGCGGCCTCTATAAAACGCAGATTAGAAATTACTGATGCTGTCCATGCAGCTAGGTATAGTTTTCAAATATTTAATGGTAGTGTTTATCACTTGCTCTATGATAGCCACGATGATTGCACAAGATTAAGTCTCTTAGGACCCAATGATTGGAGCACTGGTGTTCCTGTGCAATACCAATATATCTGTAAGGTAAAGTGGTTAGGTGACCACACATGGATAGAAGTAGACCAGGAAGGTAATCATGTTGATTGATAAAGGAATAAGTCAGGGAGAAGTTATCAGTATCAAACTCAGTAATGGGGATGAGCTTATAGGCAGGTTGGAAAGCGAAAACACAGAAGAAATAAAAGTAGAACGGCCGCTGGCTGTGACCATTGGTCCACAGGGATTAGGTATGATGCCTTGGGTTTTCCTTGGAGCTAGAGACGTTCACAGTATCAAAAAAATACATATCTATTCTATGATGCCCAGTAAGAAAGAAGCAGCCGACCAGTATATGCAAGGCACCACCGGAATCGCTCTTAGATAAATATTAGAAAATAAGGGTAGAACATGCCAGATACTTTAGTTGCAGCAGCAATACAAGCACAGACTGCGCTAGAAAAAATAGACAGTCTGCAAGATAAAGCGATCCTGTTAGCTCAACTTGGGCAAATGCAGGATTTTCTATTTGAATATACCACCAGTCTTGGACAGCTAGCCAATTCAGTTCCTGGCAGCGTAAGGAATTCTTTGGCCAATCAAGCAACCGTGTTGGCAGGAATCAGCAATACCTTAATGGATCTAAATGACAATTCTATAAAGATGACCGCAGCCATAAGTGAACTGTCTAGTTCTATTAAAATTATAGGTAGCACACTCAATCAAATAGCCACAGTACAGCAAATTGCTGTCAGTGATCAAATTGCCAATAATAATTTTCAACAAAGAGAAACAGAAGCAGCACTAGAACGAAATGATATAAAACCTGCAAAAGCGCCTGATTTTCAAAGTATTGTGCAAACACAGATAGCCAACAGCACAATAATGAATGCCACATCTGCATTCAGCACTGCAATCAATGATTTTTCCAGTAAAATAGTTACAGGAGCAACTAATTACATTGCACAAACGGAAATTGTAACATGGGGCAAAGCCACTATTGAAAATCTTTTAGTCAAACTCAAACTTACAAAAGCGGCTTCTATTATAGCCAATCCTGAAGAGGTAGCAATTAAAGCCTCCAAAAATGCATCAAATGCCAAGGCAGCTTCTGGGCTATGGACTCCTACAGTTTTACCACCAGATCTATGACCAACCGACGTGTGAGCAGAGTAGGTGTAGACATGGCAGATAGTCTTATTATATCTGGTGTTAAGAGTGTCTTAACCAATAATAGATATACTGCTGCGGCTGCTTCTGTAACGGCAAGAGGAGCTACAGTGGTGCAGGGTGCAAAAACTGTTTTTGTTGAAAATAAAAGTATTGCCAGAGCAGGTGATAATACTACCAAAATTCCAATTAAAACAGGATCTTTAACTGTGTTTGCAGGAGACAATAACCGACGACAGGATCTAAGCCAATTATTTATAGTTGCGGATAGTTCTCAGGCCAGCGGACAACTGCCCTATACCAAATTAGAAAAGGTTTTGAACGATCCTAGTCAGTTCTACAGGTTAGAAAATTCATATGCAGGCGCCAAGCCCAATTTTCCTGGCACACCTGAAAACACAGAAAATGTTAGAACTAGTGAGCCTCCTATAATCTGTAAAAATAAAGGTTTGACTGTGATTGCTTTTTTACAAAAATGTTTACAAGAATCATCAGAAGGAAAATGGAGAGAAACTGGCCAATTTGGTAACATCAGCAATCCAAACATAATTTCAATGTGGCGGAACGTAGGTCTAAGTTACACATCAGATCAGGTTCCATGGTGTGCGGGATTTGCCTGTTTTGCAATGAAACAAAGCGGAATGAAATTTATCAAGGAAGCAGGAGCAGCAAGGCTGATCAGCAGGGCAAAAGAATATGAAGGAAAAGTCATACCTATTTCTCAAATGCGTCCAGGTGATTTAGTTTATTGGAATATAGGACATGTAAATTTTTGCTATACAGCTACAAACAATAAATTTACCTTTGTTGGAGGAAATCAGGCACCTGGACCAGCTGCAAAGCCACCAGCACGTGATCCTTACAATGACGGTGATGTTACCATTAGTTGGTCCAACGGTTGGACTCCCAGTAGAGGCGGAATAGGTAAAGTTGTAAGAATAACCTGTTAAATTTTACAGAATCTATAAACACGAAGAATAATTTAATGAATAAGTTTCGCTCGTAAGATTCCTGGCTGGTATTAGACCTAGGCCAAATGACACCTCGTGAAAAATACAATTGGCGAACTAGGAGCTCTTAGAACATTGAAAACTCTTTACAGAAAGTATGTGCTGTGTTACACTAAAGTTGTTAAATAATATATCCAGTAGGGGTAAGGACGCATAGCGTTTTCTGTATGAGTGAAAGGCTCATAAAGTCTCGGCAGAGGACCCACACGCCCTATGGAGTCTGTCAAACTGGAGAAGTTTTATGAAAAAATTTGTTATCGGATTCTTATCAACACTACTGTTAACTGCGTCTACCGCAGCATTAGCAGGCCCCTATGATCACGGGCACAGACATTATGGACATCACGTTCATAGATATTGGGCACCAGGTTACAGTTGGGTCGTGCCTGTTCTAATTGGAGGTGCAGCGGTCTATGCTGCCACTAGACCAGATCTTGTTATTGTTCAACCAGCGCCTGTGGTTGTTCAAAATCAATATGTGATAATCGACGGCATCACATATAGAAAAGAAATAATGATTGTTAACAGCATTCAGCAGGAAGTGCTAGTAAGGGTCCAATGATTGAATTTCAAAAGATTGCCAAAAAGGCCGGCATAGAACTTACAGATGAAAATTTGTTCTTTGCCGAGCTAGTTGTAGCTGAGTGTGCCCAAATAGCAGAATCTGCTTTCGAAGTTAATTTGCCCAGTGCGCCAATTATGCGTAGACATTTTAACTTGATTGAAAAGGTTAAATCATGATTGAAGCAGTGGGATTTTATTTTACACTAATTGCAGGTATTTGGCTTTTTGGTACCCTAATAGATTACCTAGGGCGAAGATAAAGAATTGTTGTAAATCCCGAAAGGGAAGAAGTTGAAGGAAAAGTGCTGCGGACGCGGGTTCGACTCCCGCCTGGTCCACCATAAGAACTTTGATGTAGGTCTTTATCGTTACCCGCGAGATGCGAAAACGGTGTTCCAAAGTTCTTATGATGGGCCAGACTGGCTTCGACGGGGTGACAAGTACGGATATGGACAACACGGTAGGCGAAGGACGTAATCCTAGCAAATCTAAATAACTGCAAACGCAGCCAATGATGAGGTTTTTGCCCTAGCGGCATAATCTCTGGGGCAGCTATGCCTTAAAAGCCAAAATAGCGGTGGGTCCTTCGGGACCTACCTTTGCATAAATACATTTATGCCTGCTACACCTACCGTTGAAACAGTATCCACGGGCGGCGTCGCCATAGCCTATGATTACAGTGATTATTATAGTCGTATGGCAACCGCATTAGAAACCATGGCATCTAATTCTACTGCTATAAAAACAGCAATAGAAACAGTGGCCACTAATACTACCAACATGGTTAATTGTCTAAATACTCTCAGTGATACGATCATAGGTATTAGGAATACTAGTACCAATATTGCCATATCTTTGAATTCTCTGGCAACTTCCACGTTTAATCTTTCAACCTCTACTGCTATAGTCAGTACCTCTTTACAATATCTGTCGGAAGTTACCAATTTATCTTATGAACAATACAAATATCTCAAATATATTTCTGATATTGCATTAACAGGCAGATAGCATTTGACAGATTTATTGCTTTCCTGTCTACTGGGTAAAAACTAATGAGATTAATATGATCATGCATCTTGAAGGACCTTGACTGTCTAACACGGGCAAACGCAAAGGAAAGAAAAAATGGGCCATACAGGCTTCTACGGGGTGACAAGTACGGATATGGACAACACGGTAGGCGAAGACCGTAAATCTAGCAAATCTAAATAACCGCAAACGACGAGTTATTCGCAATGGTAGCTTGAGCCTTGCTGGGGTAGGAAAGACCTTGTTACTCAACTACCAAATAGGACCTTCGGGTCCTATTTTTTCAAATAAATACAGTTTTAAGAATTTATTTACAAATAATATGAAAACTGTTTTCTGTAATAATAGTACACCTTATCTTAAATCACATAATGAAATCAATACATCATACGTTTTGAATACAAATTTTCAAACAGAAGCTATTTATTTTTTGAATTTTTCAACTGTAGAACAATATAAATCGTTACTTAAAGAACATTTGAGTAAAGATCCTAGTTCTAAATTAGTTATTTTTCATGACTGGTCGCCTAGTTTCGTTAAACAAGATTCTGATCGTTTAAAGAAAATAATTACCGATATAGAAATAAACCCAACACAACTTTACTTTATAACCCTACAATATATAGATGTTCCTATTTTACAAGAGTATTTGAGCCAGGATGGAATAGTTGGTGTTAATATAGAAGGTAGAAATCACTTAATGATAGATCTAAATCCTATATACGATTTCAATCTTCCACCAAAAAATAAATTCAGTCTTTGTTCTCGATCATATAGACCATGGAGATTGAATGTATTTGCAAAATTAATAGAACTCAATCTTTTAGATGATTTCGTGTATACATTTAGTCATCATGAACCTGCTCTAGATCTTAGTCATAATAAGGAAAATATAAAATTAGAAAAATGCGTAGTCACATCGTCGAGAAGAAATGATATTGAAACTTTCATAGATAAGATGCCTTACCTTTTAGGTGAAAATTACTATGATATATATAATGAAGAAGTTTTTAAAGCCATTCAATCTAGCTACATAAATTTTGTTCTTGAATCGGTAATTGATGAACCTATAATATACCTTACCGAAAAAACAGGTAAAGCCATAGCCTGTAAACGACCTTTTATAATATTTGGCGTAAATGGAATTTATGCTTTATTGCATAAAATAGGATTTAAATCTTTCCATCCATATATAAATGAGGAATTTGATACCATTAAGAATAATAACCTACGTTTATATATGATTCTGAAAGAGTTAAAAAGATTACAATCTTTAAGCATACAAGAACTAGACTCCTTACTTAACCAACTTCAACCTATCATTGATTACAATTACCAAAAACTGTTGGAAATCAAAGACCATAAATGGAGTCAACCTTTCAAAGATTTAGATATATTTAATTAATAAATATTATCATGCCTGCTCCACTGACCGTACAAACCGTTACCACAGGTGGCCACCGCTTCTAATTTGTAGTGGTAGATAATAAAAGGGACCTTGTGTCCTTTTTTATTTTAGAAGTCCAATACCCATTCGGGTAGAGATCCACCGTCTGTTTTATAACCCCATTTTTCTATAGCTATATGAAATTCCTTCCCAGGCGTTTTATCTATGGCCTGTCTCATAGCAAGAGCACCTGCAAGGGTGCCGTTAGGATGCCCGTGAATTGCACCTCCGCAGTTAGCTAAGAAGTCTGTGCCAAATTTTTCTGCTGTTGGATTAACTATACCCGGGTGCATTCCACAACTTAGTGCAGGCAGCACATTTCGTTGCTGTAAGACCTGCATTGTGTGCCTCAGTTCATCTACGTCATCACTGAGATATCCTCCCCACATGCCTGCATGAATAGTATCTACTCCGCATAGGCCAGCAAGATCGCAAAGCACTGCCCAGTCTATACCAAAAGGGTTTCTTTTATCAGTTAATATTTTGTCACCGCTTTTTTGATAATGTATAAACAAAGGTAGATCTAATCTGCGTATAGAATTATATACTCCTAGCCCGCTCCAAAAATTAATGTGAATACCATTACCACCATTATCAGACACAAACTTAGCACGATTCAAAACAGAATGAGGATCTCCATTGATACAAAAACAATAGATAACTCCTCGGCCGCAACTGCTCACTATACTTGATATAATTTCTACCCTGTCTTCCAATCGACAAAATGATGGATTAGATAATATTTCATCTTCTTTGATAAAGTCAACACCACCATCTAATAGTTCTTTAACCATATCTGCTAAAACTCGAGGTGAAATGCCTGTCTTAGGTTTTACAATGCCTCCTGATAAAGGCTTATCATATCTGTTCACAAATTTTCTTATACCAGTTATACCCTGTTTAGGACCTAAAAATTTATCTTCAACTGATTTAGGAAATTCTATCTTCTTAAGTCTACAGGCCTTAAACAAGTCAATGTCCATCTGCCCGCCCATTAGTTGGCACAGAAGATGACTTATACCGTCTCCTTCCCAATCAGTATTGACTATTGGAAAACCTATCTGCACTGTGCCGTTATATCTGCCCTGTAATTCTTCTTCCGTATGGTAGATTACACATGAGCTTAACTCAAACAGACTGTCACTTTCCCAACGGTTTCTTACATTAGGATTACCTACACTTTGCCCAATGGCCAGGTTCCATGCAGCATCTTTAAGATCGCCTATATTATCATATGTTTCTATGTAGTAGGTAACAACTACACAGCGTTGACGTTCTATGGCAGATAATTCTCTATAGAACTTCATATTTGTCTCCAGGAACACTAGGAACTTTTATACACAATATTTTACAGTCTTCTAAAAAAGTTGGAATAGCCGGCTCGTTTTGTTCTATAACAAAGATCTCTCCTTGCTCAATAGTAACACCATTCAGAACCATTTTACCCTCAATTAATAGGTTATATTCTGTGGCAATCTTATGTATATGAGTAGGCCACACTTCTCCTTTTGGATGCGTTAGAAGCCCAACTTCAAATTGTTCTGTTCGTAGAATAGCAGGATCAAAATTGCCTATGAACCAACCTCTATAAAAATCTTTGATATTATATTTTTTCATATTTTATAAACTTATCTAAATCAACAGGTATACCCACAGGATGGAATTGTTCATTTGGAATATGATATATGCCTACCTTTTGCTGATTTTTAATCATGTAGTTATATGTAGGAGCTACATAAAATTCGCCATTAGGAGCACGTTCATTATCTGCTATCATAGATTCTGCACTGTTGACAAAATAGGATCCTTTACGCCAATAATGTATGCCTGTAAGGCCTATATTGCTGATAACTTCTTTTTCGCGCATTTCCAGAATAAGTCCCTGCTTGTCTATACGAGCATAACTGTTCTTCTCTGAGTCTGAAGTATATGTTACTACACAGCCGTCATAAAGTCTAACATTATGAAAAAACAACGAAGGATCCCATTCCATGATTTGATCGCAATTTAAAACAATTAGTTCATGATCATTATTAATGCTGTCTTTGAATAGCAGCACACTAGATGCAGGACCTTCTGTTTCATAGCCTACTTCATAAAATTTAGGACTCTCGATAGTTTCAGATATGATTTTTTTGGTAAGTTCTAAGAACTCATTTTGACGTAGAATAAAATGCCAAGTTCCCTTGAAACCTGTGCTTAATATAGCTCGCCTTATCATAGGCTGACCATTTACATCTAATAAGGGTTTTGGATAAAAATATTTTTCTCTTGGAAATCTTGAGCCGTTGCCAGCCATTGGAATTACGATATTAACCATAGCTTTATTTATTTGGTGATTTTTAGTTTGACAGTAATGCTGATTTACTGTATACTTAATAGACACTAAGGAGATTAACATGACCATGCACCTAGAAGGCCCTTGGCTATCCACAACTGGTCGTCGTAAGGGCAAGCATAAATGGGCCAGCGCAGAAGCCAAACGTCAACATGAACAGCTAGAGCGCGATTGGCAAGACCTCAAGAAAAAGTATGCAATAGAAGATGCAGAGCGTAAACGTAATCGTGGCTTATCTGCCACGACCTATGTGCCTCCAAAGTTAAATCATAGAACTACAGATCATATACCCAGTCACAAGGGCGGTGCAGAAATAGGGAATGCCACCAAGGCAGCACCTAAGGTCTATACAGGCACTAAGATCATAGGTATTGGCACCATGCACAAGAGCAATGCTGTGCCCATTTTCTCAGATAGCGAAGCCAAAGATATTTCTTCTATGCGGAGATAAATGCCATAAATACATGAATGCGAGTATCATTAAGTGAACAATTTATAGCTTACCTTGCTCTTGTAAGTGGTCTTTGTATTAGCAGTGTTGCCGTATACTATAGCGTAATAGGGCTCACCAGTATTTTTGCAGCGGCCTTCATACCTATTGTAGTAATGGGAGTGACCTTAGAAGTAAGCAAGTTAGTGGCCACAATATGGATTAAACAAAATTGGCATATTGCACCTAGGGCTATCAAAGTCTATTTGTTATCTGCTATCATTATTTTGATGCTGATAACATCTATGGGCATCTTTGGATACTTGAGCAAGGCCCATATGGATCAAAACCTAATAAGTGGCGATGTCTCTGCTAAAATTAGCATATTCGATGAAAAAATAAAAATCGCAAAGGAAAATATTGATGCAAACCGTAAAGCACTTAAACAGCTCGATGACGCAGTGGACCAAGTTATGGGTCGCAGTACAACGGAAGCAGGAGCAGATAAGGCCGTGGCTATCCGTAGGTCCCAGCAAAAGGAACGTGGGCGTCTCCTTGCTGAAATCGAAACCGAGCAGAAAAAAATTAGTGATCTTAATGAAGAAGCAGCGCCAATACGAGCAGAAGTTAGAAAGGTTGAAGCAGAAGTAGGACCAATCAAATACATTGCTAACTTTGTCTATAGCCAAACAGAACAGGCTGCGTTAGAGAAAGCTGTAACTTGGGTCATCATGATCATTGTAATGGTCTTTGATCCTTTGGCAGTAGTTCTATTATTGGCCTCTCAGATCAGTTTTGAAAATTTTAGGCGAATTAGAGAACAGTCTGTTAAGGCCAACACAGTACCCGAAGAGGTCAAAATCCAAGATCCTAAACCAATTGAAAACCCAAATATAGAACCAGTGGTTGAGCATCTGCCAGAAACTATTCCACAGATCAAATCTATACCTGAACCTGAAAAGCAGGAAGTTGAAGAAGTACCCAAGACCATAAAAGAATTGCCAGGACAATTTATTATGAGGACCAAGGTATTTCGTAGACCTCCTAGCTCTGAAGTTAAAAATTTAGAACCTGCTATAGAAAAACCTAAAGACAGTGATACTGCTCAGATCAGTTCGGATGATTATATGAAAGCGGCACAGCTAAAACACGATACAGAAATTAACCTCTATGCTGAACTGGTAAGAACCAAGCAGATTGAATTGGTAAATGTTCCGGACCATTTACAATCCATAGTTAAAACAAAGATATAGTATGAGTGGAAAAATTACACTTATCACGCCACCTGATTTTTATGAAAATTATTCACAGAGCGTATTATTCATTAATTTAAAAGACACAGACCAAGATGCGGTAAGTAAATGGTTAGCCTATAAAGACGTAGAAAGAGATTTAAATTTCTATGTGTATTCAGGCGAAACAGATATACCATGGCTATTATGGGCATCTAGTAGATGTGAACATAAAATTATAAATTTAGACACCGACAGCCAAATAATTAAACATGTAAGTGGATATCTTTTGGGTAAACCTAATTTTTATTATACCACAGACAATGAAAATACAGCGGCTATATTTTCTCATATCAATAACTGTAGGGTGCAGGATATAACTAAATTTTTAGAAAAGATTATCAGTGATCAAGAACCAAAATCATAATTGTGATTTCTGTGGTAAAAGCAAAGAAGAAGTAGAAAAATTAATTGTAGGAGATCATGCAGCTATCTGCAATGACTGTGTAGACCTATGTGTGGACATTCTAAAAGACGAAAAAGTTAAAAACTTTGCTGCTGATCAAAAACTTCTTAATCCTGTTTTATTAAAAGAATATTTAGACGATTTTATAGTGGGGCAGGATGAAGCAAAAATAAGTCTCAGTGTGGCAGTGGCGCAACATCTAAAAAGAATGAACTTCCCATCTGATAATATTCATATAGAAAAGACCAATGTGCTACTACTGGGTCCAACAGGTTGTGGTAAAACCATGCTGGCCAAGAAAATTGCAGACTTTTTAGATCTGCCTTTTGCCATCACTGATGCCACAGGAATCACTGAGGCAGGTTATGTGGGAGAAGATGTAGAAAGTATTCTTACCAGACTAATTGCATCTGCTGAAGGAGATGTGCTAAAAGCATCCCGTGGTATTGTCTATATTGATGAAATAGATAAAATAGCACGTAAATCAGAATCTGTAAGCATTACTAGAGATGTCAGCGGCGAAGGTGTGCAGCAGGCTCTACTAAAAATGGTAGAAGGCAGTATTATGCGAATACCCAGCACCGGCAGACGTAAACATCCTAACAGTGATATGCAGGAAATGGATACAAGAAACATACTTTTTATCTGTGGCGGCGCATTCGTAGGGTTGGACAAAATAATAGAGCAGCGTCAAAACAAACGCAGTATAGGTTTTGGGTCTAATATCTGTTCTCAATCATCAAACACCAACATTTACAGACAGGTCACTGCCAAAGATATTATACAATATGGATTTATACCAGAGTTCATAGCACGATTTGGTCTAATCACAAATGTAGATGAGCTAACAGTAGAACAACTGGTTGAAGTAATGACTGACAAGAAAAACAGTCCTATAAAACAGTACCAATATCTTTTTGACATAGACGGCATAAAATTGGAATTTGAGCATGATTCTTTATTGGAAATAGCCAGATTGGCAAAAAAACTTAACACCAATGCTAGAGGTATTAAGAACATATTAGAAAAGACACTTTTACCATATCAATTTGACTCTGTGAATCTTGTAGAACGAGGTTTGAAGAAAATTGTCATAAGTAAGTCCACAGTGGAAGGAAATCCTGCAAAATTGGTTTTTGATAAAAAAATTAAAAAAAATGAACAAAACTAAAGAAATAATTCGTGGACTTAAAATTGTAGTAGGCGATATGCCCATGAGTGCTGCCCTCAGAAAATTCAAACAGCGTGTAGACGATTCAGGCCGATTGGAAGAACTAAAGAGACGTATGCAGTATGAAAAGCCAACTACAGAACGTAAGCGCAAAAAAGGAGCCGC